AAGGGAAGACAAGCGGCGCCCCTAACTTTCTGCAAAAGGATAAAACAGGATGGGTAGGACAAAAAAACAGGGAATTCCCTCAGTCGTCATGACTCGCGTGGGGGATCTCACCCCTTACGCAAGAAACTCCCGGACGCACTCAGACGAGCAAGTCGCGCAGATCGCTGCGTCGATAAAAGAGTTCGGTTGGACTAACCCGATCCTGATCGACGGCGACAAAGGAATCATTGCTGGCCACGGAAGGCTGAAGGCTGCGATGCGGTTGGGCCTCGAGGAAATCCCGGCAATAGAGTTATCGCACCTAACCGAGATTCAAAAGAAGGCTCTCATCATTGCTGACAACAAATTAGCCTTGAATGCCGGATGGGACAGCGAGCTACTTAGTCTGGAGTTGGAGGAGTTGGAGCTTGAGGGATTAAACTTAAGTCTTACTGGCTTTGGCGAAGAGGAAATAAACGCACTTAAACCAGAGGTTGTAAACGAAGGATTGACCGACGAGGATGCTGTTCCTGAGCCTCCACCGGAGCCTATTACAAAGCCCGGAGATATTTGGATACTAGGCAAGCATAGGCTTATGTGCGGCGATAGTACGAGCGTGGATGCGGTTGATAAGTTGATGCAGGGCAAAAAGGCAGATATGGTGTTTACAGATCCGCCTTATGGGGTTAATTACGAAGGCGGACATTTTCATAGCGGTGATGTCAATATCACTCGAAAGCGTGAAAAATTAGTAAACGATAACTCCGACCAAATTTACGCAGACGTTATTCCTGTAATTGCATCTTTTTGCGACGGGCCTTGTTATACGTGGTTTGCGGATACTAAACCACTTAAACTTTATCAATCCGTAGAGTCATTAGGAGAAATTCACGCATTGATTATTTGGCATAAAACCAATGCAACGTACGCAGCAATGAATGCTCAATATAAACAACGTCACGAACCTTGTTTGTATTGGAAGCCAAAGGGATCAACATTAAGATGGTGCGGGGCATCAACAGAGAATACGCTTTGGGAATTAAAGAAAGACGGAAAAAATAGTTTTCACCCAACGCAAAAGCCTGTTGAGTTATCTGAAAAAGCAATTTCCAATCATGATGCTAAAGTCGTTTTAGATCTTTTTGGTGGCAGTGGAAGCACGATGATTGGTTGCGAGAAAACAGGTCGGTCTTGTCGAATGATGGAACTAGACCCAAAATACTGCGATGTCATCGTCAAGCGATGGGAAGAATTCACCGGACAGAAAGCGAGGCTTGAAAATGCAGAGGAAATATCCACCTGAAGTTCATTTGGTACACGGCACAAAGGGAGAGAACACGGGCATCCCATTACCGGAAAAGGTAAAGATCAGAGTTCCGTTTGCCGAGTGGGCAGACAACCCGGCTTTATTTAACCGCGAGAGGTTTGTAAAAGAGACCGCCGACTATCTGTTCGATGTGTACGGTATCGGATCAGATCAGGACAGGCACACTCTCATGATGCTTGCCGACCAGCTCCAGCTTTACATTGACGCAAGGAAAGAGCAGGCAAAGCATCCTTTAGTTGTTAAGACTAACGGTGGAAAGACTCACGCTCCCAATCCTTACATCAGTCTGGCAAACAAAGCGATGGAGAACTCCATCAAGCTAATGAACGAGATGGGGCTTACTCCGCGCTCTCGATTGGCGGCAAACAAACTTGAGGATGGCTCTAAGATGGGCGAATTCCTAGCAGGGCCTAAGTTCGGCACATGAGAATAGAAGATGGTATTGCTTACGCTGTCGGCATTGTAAAAGGCGAGATCGACGCTTGTCGAAATGTTCGCCTAGCCTGCCAGCGGTTTCTTAATCACATAGAAAACAAGGAGTGGGAATGGGTCTTTGATCCTAGCCCGGTCAATCACTTCCTACAGTTCGCCGGTCTCTGTAAGCATGTAAAGGGACAGTGGGCGGGATACTCTGTAAGCCTTGAGCCTTTCCAGATCCTTATTGCTTGCGCGATCTATGGCTTTAGGCACAAGAAAGACCGGCGTAAACGGATGGTGCAGGATGTGATTGTTTACATCCCGCGCAAGGCTGGCAAATCGACGCTGACGGCTCTTATCGCACTTTATGAGCTAGCCTTTGGCGAAGCTGGCGCAGAGGTTTACACGCTCGCTACAAACCGCGATCAGGCATCAATTGTTTTCACGACGGCTAAGGGCTTCGTCGAAACGTTGCCGCAGGAGATCTCTAGGCTCTTCATTCTCGGCAAGTTCACGATTGTGAAGAACGGCGACAGCCAGAGCATGATGAAAGCTCTCTCCAGAGATACTAAAAAGACTGGAGACGGGCTCAACCCTTCGTGCGCGATCATTGACGAAGCGAGTCAGATCGTAGACAGGAATGCGATTGAGGTCTTGCATTCGGGGATGGTATCTCGACTTAATCCTCTTCGGCTATACATAACCACTGCTAGCTTTACAAGAGACACAAAGTTCTTTGAGGATTTTCAGGTGATGGAGCATATCCTCCATCAGGATGTTCCTGACAATCCTCGATGGTTTGGGCTTCTTTATTCGCTTGATGCTGGCGACGATTGGCGAGACCCGACGGTCTGGCATAAAGCCAATCCGATGCACAATATATCGGTTTCACACGATGCGATTGCCGCTCGATGCGAGGAAGCCAAGATCAAGCCGGCAGCGCTCAACGAGTTTCTCTGCAAGACATTAAACGTCTACGTTTCAGCCGAAACCGCGTGGGTAGATCGGTCGCATTGGGATGAAGCTGTGGGTCTTACAGATCGTGAGCCCGAGGCTGTGTTTATTGGTTTTGACTTGGCAGCAACACGAGATCTAAACGCGGTTTGTACGCTTAAGCGTTATGCCGAGGATGACTACGAAGCCGAATGGAAGTTCTTTCTTCCCGAGGATGGGTTTGATTTATTGCCAGCGCATTACCAGGATATTTTCCGACAGGCTATTAATTCGGGCATTTTGCATCTGACCGAAGGCAATGTTATGGACGACCGCGAGATTTCGGAGTATATTCTGGGACAAAGCCAGAAATACGACGTACGCGAGGTCGGTTATGACGCGTACAATGCAGCCGCACTAGTGGCTAGATTATACGAATCTGGAATGCCGGTTAAAAAAGTTGGGCAGGGCATGGCGGTACTTTCCAACCCTTCCAAACATGTAGAACGGCTTATTCTAGGCCATAAAATCAAACACGATGGCAACCCGTTTTTAGGCCACCAATTGGGAAACTGCGAAGTGTTTGTGGATGTGCAGGGCAACATTAAGGTCAAGAAGGCCGGAGTTGACCGCCATGCGAAGGTCGACGGGATCGTTGCCCTCATAATCGCCATGCACTGTAGCTTAGACAATCCGATGCCGTCTGAATCGTACGGATTCAGGGTCTTTTAGGGCTAAAAATGGGCATATTCGACAGATTCCGCAAGAAACCAACCCAAAATGAGTCGAATTCGTTGTTCGGCAACACTGTTTTGGGTAACAACGTCATGCTCCGAGGTAAGGGGCAAGGCTACGGATCGAATCAACTTCTGTATGTAACCACCTCGGCTGTCAATGAGGCTGGACGTTCGCTCGACATTACAACGCTTGCTAGAAACTCGACAGTCATGGCTTGCGTCGGAACTAAGGCTAGAGCGCTTGCGCAACTGCCTGTAAAGATCATGTCGCGGCAAGCTGATGGCACTTTAGTCGATACGCAAACGGAACCTGGGGTTCCAGAGCGGGAAAAGAATCGCGCAAAGTCGATTCTTAACTTGCTTGCTCAGCCTAATAACTTCCAGAGTCAATACGAGTTCTGGTATCAGTTCACGATGTGGCATGAGCTGGCCGGCGAGACTTTCGTATTACTCTGGAGAAAGAACGAAGCCGATCCTCAGCAGGTTCCGCTTGAAGTCTATGTTCTCGACTCGACCTTAATTGTCCCGCGTATATCTGAGACGAGATATCCGTTTTATACGCTTACAAGCTCTTCTTACGGATTCAACAAGGATGAACCGCTGCAATACTTCCAGGTTATGCACGTTAAAAGCGAGCCTTGGCAAGGTTCTTCGTCTTTCAACCGCTTGCAAGCTGTCGAGCTGATTTCGCTGGATCAAGACATAGATTTATATAGCAATTTTATTATGTTGAATGGAGCAAAGCCTTCTGGCTTGTTCCGTACCGAGCAAGTCATACCCGATTCAAAGTTCAAAGAGATTGCAGCGCGGCTAAAAGAAGCATGGACAAACATGCTAAACAGCCAGCCCTCAGACTTGAGTAAGCCTGGGCAGTCAATGTTATTAGACCAAGGTATGATGTACGAAAGTATTAAGCCTTTAACGCTGCAAGACGTAGACGCACGAGAGCTGAAGAAACAAACGATGGCGCGGATTGCTGGCTTATTCGGCGTTCCTCCGGCGATGATCGGCGTGGGTGAGTCCAAGTTTAACAACACGCAGACCATGCTTGATGAGTTCTACAAGTCAACAATGATGCCGTTCATCACGAACATTGAGCAGAAGCTAAAGACAAGCCTTCTTGGTGGCTATCCAAATCTTTATGTGCAGTTTCAGACTCAGGATTTCCTGAAAGGTGCTCCGCTGGATCAGATGAACTATGTTGTGGCGGGGGTTAAGAATGGCATTCTCACGCCCAACGAAGCTAGAGACTATCTTGGGCTTGATAGCGTGGATGATGGTGATTCTCTGCTTGCTGCCGGTGGCGTTGATAAGCCTATTCCCGGCTCTTCGCCGCAGGATACTGGCGGTGGCGGCAATCTTAAGGTCGTAGGCAAGACCGGGCGAGCTGGCAATGCTTAAGGATGTTCTTCAGCGTCTTAAAAATGAAGCGGCAAAGCGTAAACCGCCGCCGAAGCAGGTTGATGGCAAACGACAGGAAAAAGAGCGGGTAAATGAGCGGAAAAGTTAAAGTAGTTATTGGCGCTCCCTGCTCAGGCAAAAGCACTTATATAAAGAAAGTGCGTGGACCGGATGATGTAGTTGTCGATTTTGATTCGTTAGCTAAAGCGCTTGGTTCGATGGTTAGCCATAGATCAACCGGCGACATAAGAGAAGTGGCTTTTGCTGTAAGAGAGGCTGCAATACGAAGAATATTTCAAGGCTTAAAATCGGATGCTTATATTATCGACACAAGCCCTAAACAAGAAAACATTGCGCTTTACAGAAACCGACGCGTTGAGTTTGTTTTAATTGATCCAGGTTTGGAGGTTTGCTTAGAAAGAGCGCGTGAGAGGTCTAAAGGGACGGTTGAGAAAATTATGCAGTGGTATCAATCGCCGCCAGCAGTCATACAGGAAATGAATTTGATGCCAGCAAATGTAGACGATGTAATGCTCCATTCGGCGCAGCGAATACTAGAAAGAAGCTCGGTCGGTTCACCATTTAGGTTTATGTGAGGTAACTATGAAACATGTTCAATTCTTCACCGAGGCAAAAGTTGAGCTTGGCCGTATGGCTGATGAGGCAACCGGCGAACCCACCGGCGAGATCGAGGCGACTTTGACAACCTGGGGCGCAAGAGAAGGCGCAGACGGGCGCAGATTCTTTTACACGCCAGCAGCTTTTGAGATGTGGCACGAAGGTTGGATGGAAGCCGGCAGGCCGTTGCCGATGTACTTCCAGCACAGCTCAGACATGATGCCCGTGGGCGAGTGGTCAAAGTTCGATATTACCGACGAAGGCATGACCGGAACCGGGAAACTTTTCCTGAATACCACGGCAGGGTCAGATCTGTACACGATCATGAAGGAATCGCCGCGTATGGTTGGCGGTGTTTCTGTCGGCGCTTATGCTGACGAATACCAAATGGTTGATGAGAACGGCGAGCCTACAGATGACCCTGATAGCTTCTTTCAGATTATGAAGGGTGGATTAGCTGAGGTTTCGATTGTGATGAACCCTAACAATCCTAAAGCTGAGATCTCAAGACTTGAATATTGGATGGACAACAAACCCAATCCAAGAGTAATCGAGAAGGCACTGCGTGATGCAGGGCTTTCAAGAAAGGATGCAACCGCTGCATCTGCTTTGCTGAAACAGATTATTGAACAGCGTGACGCTGAATCTGCCAAGCAACCCGCCAATCTGGGTGAGCCAGACGCAGCGGTGAAACTGCTGGAAGCGCTCCAATACCGTGAGCTGCTAAAGGCAATCGCAACCCGATAAAGGAAATCATCATGCTTGAAAAAGTCATTGAAAAACTAGATGCAATCGAAGCATCTAACGCTGCAAAACTTGCCGAAACCGCTGAGGCTGTTAAGACTCAAGTTACCGAAGCTGTTCAGGCAGTCAAAGCAGAAACCGAGCAAAAACTTGCCGCTCTTGAGGCAAAAATTGCCGCTCCTTCGATCATTCGCCCCATCCACAAGACTGTTCGTGGTGAGGCAAACCGTCGCTTCCGCGATGTGCTTAAAGAGTACATGAAGGGTGGCAATCAGGTTGAGCGCGAAGTAAAGATCTTTGAATCGGTCGATCAGTTCGACGGGTATATCAAAGAAGCATCTGCGCTTACCGGTTCTGGTTACGACGTTGGTGGCCGTACCGCTTACGATCCCGTGTTTGCCGCTAAGCGTCTTGGCAATCCGATGATGGATCTTTCCCGCATCGTTGCAACTGATGGTTCTGCTTATCAGTTCCGCGTAAAGACCGGCAACGCCGGCGCTCAGTGGGGCTATACGGTGCAAAACAACGGCGCATCCACGACTGAAGCAACGTCGATTTGGCAGGTGATCCTCAAAGACTTAAACGCACAGTTCCCAATCCGTACTGCTGCGCTTGACGATATTGATGGTCTTGAGCCCAACGTTGTTGACGACATGCTGATGGAATTCCAGCAGGCAATGGCAACCTCGATGATCCAGAACAACGATCAATCGGGAACCGGAACCTCGGTATCCACTGGCGGCGCTGATGGTTTGCGAGGCCTGGATCAATATGGCGGCGCAAATGCAACCTACACGGGCGGTACAGTTTCCACGGCTTCTTTCGGAACCTCGGGAACCGCAACCACGAACGGTCTGCATAACCTTGCAACGTACGATCAGCTCACCACTAACGCAAACACTGTCGGTGCAAATAACATCGTCTATAAAGACGTTGTTAACTTCATCTACAGCTTGCCGCAGCAATACTGGACCCCGACCGCTCGCTTCATGATTAACCCAATCTTGTTGCAGGGCATCCGTGGTTTGGTTGACGATCAGAAGCGTCCGATCTACATCGACGGCCTGAGCCGTGACGATGGCATCGTTGGTAAGCTGCTTGGCTTTGACGTTGTAGTTAATAAGTACGTTGACAATCCTTCTCAGCCCACAACGGGCGCGGCAGGTACAACGTCTTACTACCCAATGTACTTTGCTGACTTCCAGCAGTTCCACACCATCGTTATGCGTCTAAGCATGGTTCTGCGTCGCTACGACCAGACTTTGCCTGGAAGCATCACGTTCTACGGCGAGACTCGCGCAGCCACATCTGTGCGCGATCCTAACGCTGGCGTACGTTACCGTTCCACTGGCACTGCGGCTTAATTTAAGAGGGCGAAAGCCCTCTCCCTCTATGGAGAGACTATGAAACAAGTGATTTTAGAAGGGCTTAAGCAGGCTCTCCACGAGGGCAAAGCCACGGTGAACCTCGCTGAAGCCTCAGCCCTTACGGGCTCGGGCTCCGGCGTTGGTGGCCGCGTCTATAACGAAGATGTATTTGCAAGTCTGCGCTATTGGAACCCTTTCCGGGTTTACGCTAACCAGACGATGACCGCAGATTCCGATATTCAGTTTGTTGTTAAGACGGGTAATGCGGCTAACTCTACAAATCCTTGGGGCTACACGGTAAACGCTAATAGCGGATCGCCCAACATTGCTACCAGCATTTGGCAGCTTCCGATGCGCGTTATCAGCGCTCAGATGCCTATTCGCGCAGCGGCGATGGATGACATTAATGGTTTAGATGCAGCTTTGGCCGAAGATCTTGCAATGGAATTTAGCCAGATCGAAGCCGCGTCTATGGCGATCAATGACGATCAGGCAGGATCGACTACGACAAGTACAGGCGCAACTAACGGCTTGCGTGGTCTTAAGATGTACGCAGGAACAGCTGGTTCTACGGCGGCTTATGGCAGCTCAGGAACCGCGATTACAAACGGCATCCATACGCTTAACACGGTTGGCTATACGCATAGCGGCGGAATTGAATGGGAAAGTCTTGTGGACGTTGCTAACGCTCTTCCAGGGCAGTTTTGGAAGATGCCGGGAACGGCTTGGATGATGCACCCCACGGCGATCCAGACGCTTAGGAAATACACGCATGGCGGCAATTCTTACGCACTTGTTGAAGTAGGCGAGGAAGGCGAAGGTCCTGCTGTAAACATCATGGGATGGCCAGTTATTGCCAATCCCTACTTGGATGCTCCCGCTGTCGGCGCTTCTCCGATTTACCTAGCCAACTGGCCTCGGTTTATGTGGATCGTTGACCATTCAGAGATGACGTTGCAACGCATGGAGCAAACGCAGCCTGGGACAATTACGGTGTACGCTGAGAAGCGTTTAGTCTCAACTGTGCGTGATGTAACCGCTGGTGTTCGCTTGATCGGGGCTTAATATGCCAAGCCAGCTACAGGGTAATTTCGGAGCGGGTTCGCGTAACCCGTTCAACTACTCGAAGGTCATTCAGAGTAATCGAGACCCGGTTACGCAATGGCTTACGCTTGACGAAATCACCAACCAGCTCAATTTGTTTGCGGATGAGTCGCAAGACGAGTTTTTGTCGCAGCTTGAGCTAGCAGCGCGGATGGCAATTGAGGATTATTTGGGCGTACCAATCTTCAATGTAACGTATCAGGCTTCTTATCTGATCTCGGGTTTGATGGCTGCTCCGGTCTCGCTAGATCTCCCCGAGGTTTCGCAAAACGGCGTGACGATCAACTGGGTCAAGTATTACAACGACCTGAACCCTCCGGTTCTCACGACGATTGCAAGCTCGCAGTATTACTACGACCCGACGGGAAACAAGTTAGTTCTTTTCGAGGTTCCTAATAACGTCAACACCTACATGACAGCTCCGATGCTTTGCCAGTACACGCTACAAGGCAGCGTCATTGGTCAGTATCCCGTGGTTAAGCAAGCTGGTCTCATGCTTCTCACGCATTTCTACAATAATCGGTCTGCCATTTCTGAGGCTAAGCAGTATCAGCTTCCCTGGGCGATTGACCAGTTGTTAAGACCCTACAAAACTTTGGTGATGTGATGGTTTTACGCGTCGATCAAATCACCATCAACAATCTGACGTTTGGGCTTACCAATCTTGGCGAGCAGACAACGACAGAGACCGCATGGTTTCAGACGCGAGCAAAAACCAAGTCTGTACATAACCGCATTCGAACGCTTGAGAAGTTTCGTCAGTACGACAACATGATTGAGTTCACCGTGAACTACACGCCCAACATGCGTACGATTTCCGATGCTCAAGAGGCTTACAGCATTTCCTTCCGCGATAAGTCTTGGCGGATCGCTGAGGTTTACGAGCATGACGATCGGCAGTGGGTAACGTTTACTTGTTACCGTAACGAACCAACGGTTGCAGTCTGATGGGCCAGAATTCAGCCGTTACTTATGCTCAAGCGATACAGGCGCAGCTAACGACGGTTTGCACACCCACGCCGGTTTATGCTGTGTTCAACCGCAACTTTGCAACCGAGCCGACGTTTGTTACTTGGCAGCTAAGAGATGTTCATCAGCCGGTTTACACAGGGCCGCAGTCGGTCAAGGGTATAGATCGACCTGTCTTTCAAGCGACAGTTTTTGCTCAGCAGATGGCGAACTGTTACTCGAAGGCTCAGCAGATTGTCGATGCGCTCCACGGCTATCAGGGAACATTTGGCGGCTTATTTTTTGTGGCAAAAGTAGACGTTGATTGGCTTTTCCACACATACGATAATGACAGCAAGCTACACCAGATTGTTTTAGATTCAACTTTGGACATTCCTTCGTGAGGTGAAAAATGGCTCTCCCTAATAAAGTTTTACCCGGCTTTTCAGCCTCTCTATACTGCCAGCCGGGGGCTGCTCCAACTCCTTTAACGACTGCCAACCTTAGCGTTTACGCGTCGGTTTCGGCTATTGCAGTTTCTGCTCAGCTTGTACCCGTTGAAGCAATTCCTGCTTTTGGTCAAGATGATGCGGTCGCTAACTTTTCGGTTGCTGGTTCGCGTCAGTCTGACAAGATCCCGGTTCAGTCTGCGCCAACTTCCATGACTGTCGTGGCCGCATGGAACCCATCAGACACAAACCTTCTTTTGCTCCGAGCAGATGCTTACAACGGTACGATTGACCGGACTTTTGTAATTGCCGCCACAGACGGAACCAATTACGTCTATTACGCCTTCAATGGCCGTGTATCACAGTGGACGATTGACCCCGCTCCTGGCGCAGAAGCTCAGGTTACTTTCACGATTCATCCGCGAGGCAATCAATATGGCTGGTCAAACAACACTTGATGAATTAGTAGCGCTGATGGCGGAATTCAGGGGTGACCTTCATGCAATGGCAAAAGGGCATCCCTTTACCTTACAAGAGGTGGATGCCGCCCTACAGGAAGCCAGCCCCGGCGGTGCCGAAGCAGTCTGTCTTTCAGTGTTGAGAGCCCATGCAAAGAGCGAGTGATGATTTGCTGGCTTACTTAGTCACGCAAGCCCAAACCGGTTCCAAAAACTGGTTTGGGTATCCTCAACAACGGCTTATCAACATTAGTCTTTGCCACAAAATGGCGGAGAATCATGCGCCAGATATGACACCAGACGAAGTTGTTAATTATGTGATTCGTCTTAACGATCTAATTTTCAAAAAGATCGTGACCAATGGGAAAGATTGAGGTTAAGGGCTTCCGAGAGTTTGAGGATTCGCTTTTAGAATTAGCTCAAGAGTTCGGCACGACCAAAGCCCGTCGGTCTTTACTTCCAGGTCTTAAGTCTGCGATGGAGCCCGTAAAAGCGGCAATCCGCGCAAGAGTTCCTGTCGATACTGGAAAGCTGCAACTCAAAGTTCGCAACGGCGCAAAGGTTGCAACGCGTAAAGACAAGTCTAAAAAGTATCTTAGCCGCGATACAGTTGCTTTCGGGTTTGTCGATGTTGGCGTTGGCTACAGGGATGCTAAAGGCGAGTACAGGCCGGCAGCAGAGGCTATAGAATTCGGTACGGCAGAAGTTCCTGCTAGGCCGTTTATACGAAACAGTTTCCAATCAATGGCAAGCTCCGCGCTTGATCGGTTAGCGTCTCTCATGAGCGCTCACATGGATCTTTGGGCGGCAAAACAACGAGCAAAGGTTAGAAAATGAGATTACAAGACAAGTTTGGTTCTTCGTTTCAAAGACAGAAATACGCAGACATTGATTTCGCTGGTCACGCGCTAAAGGTCTATCTTCCTACCAGGAAGGAAATGCTTGAGCTTGAAAGCAAGATTAAAAACCCTCCTGATGCTTTGCTAGAACAGGAATACACAAAGCTAGTCGATACGTTCGAAAAGCTCTACAAGATCAATAAGACCGTAGAGGTTGAGCGTAAAGACGATGACATTGTGGTTGATGGGCGAAGCCTAAAAGAAGCATCACGCTACAAAGCCCAAGAGATTATGCGCGAGATTGCGCTTATCAACTTAGTTGGTTTTGAGGAAGGGCAAGGGCTTTTCGCGCTGTCGTACGAAGATATTTCCGAAGCCTTCTCGCCAGCGCAGATTAAGCATTTAACCGAGCTCATCGAAAAGGCAGTAAACCCAGACTATAAGGAAGTCGAAAAAAACTAAAGCGGTCACTATATCGGCAGATTCGGGCGGCAATGATCTTTAACGGTCAGTCTCCCGAGGTCATAGAAAGCCTTGATGTAGTGACCACGCGAGAGTTAGAATTGATGTACCGCGATGGCATGATTGGCGCGAGACAAAACTTAATGTTGATCTCGCATCTGATGGCAATTGTTTATAACGCGCTGTCTAAAAACCCGATCAAGAGCCGTGAGTTTTTCCCGCATCTGGAGGAGTATTTCATCCCTCCAAACTATATGACAAGACAAGAGCGAGACTTCCTGGCGTTTACAAGTTTGCCGGGGTTCAAGTCAGAGTTTTTAGACATTTTAGGGGGAAACAATGGCCGGTAAGCTAATCGCAGCTTTGCAAGTCGCGCTAGGCCTAGAGAGCGCAAAGTTCGTTCAAGAGATTGACAGGGCCAAAGCCAAAACCCGCGAAATGAAAGTCAGTGTCGATGTTCTCGGCACTGCGATGGGCGCTCTACGCAGCCCGATGTTACTAGCCGCCGCTGCCGCTGGAACATTTGCAACCTCTTTCTTCAAGGCGGCGGATGCGGTTAACGACTTCGCTGAAGGCTCCGGTTTAGCGATTGAGGAAGTCTTAGCTCTGCAAAGCGCAATGGTTCAATCGGGGAAAGAAGCTGATAACGCCGCGCAGATGTGGGATAGGTTCTCGGTAACGCTTGGCGCTGCCGCTGATGGTCAAAAAGAACAAGCCGATCTGTTCAAAGAATTGGGCGTAAGTATTGCCGACGCTGGTGGTTTGTTAAGACCCGAGATTGACATCTTCCGAGACTTAACAGCAGTTCTTTCCGGTATGAGCGCTGGCGCGGAACGCGCTCGATTACAAGTTCAGCTTTTTGGAAAGCAGTTTGGCAATCTTGATATTTCCAAAATTGACCAGCTATCTCGAAACACCGATAAGTTCTCAGGCGAAGCCAAGAAGGGTGTATTAGCTATCGGTGAGATAGGCGACGCGATAGACCAGATGACCGAGAAGGCAAAGATCGGTTTTCTAACGCTGATGGGCAAAGCGCGTGACGCGTACACAGGTATCAAGAAGTTTCTCGGCTTTGGCGAGGAAGAGGCTCCAGCCCAAGCTCCAGTTCTAGGTGTAACTCAAGGCGGCAGGCAGTCAGGAACAAGGGTAAAGGCTGTAAAAGACTCGGGCGCGGAGTCTGCTGCAAAAGCGCTCAAGACTTATCTTGAAGGCTTAGACGCTCAAATACTTAAACTCAAAGAAGGCGAAGAAGCCGCATTACGGTTTGAAGCTGCAAAGCAGGGTGGCGCTGCTGGCGTTGCAAAGATGGAAGAGATCATCAAGCTACGCAGAGAAGAAGCTGAGCAACAAGAAGAGATGCAGCGGTTAGCCAAAGAAGCAAGCCAAGAGCTGGCCGCAATGGAAGATTCGCGCAAGATGAGGCTAGAGCAGATTGTCAAAGAATACGAAAAGCAGGTTGAGATTGAAAAGGAAAGCGCTCAAGTTATGCTTGATCTAGGCCAGCAGGCAGAGATCATGGCGAACAAACAATTAGAAGAAATGACGGCTAAAAAGAAGGGCAACGAAGAAGAACTAGAAATCCTTGAAGATCTTAGAGATGGGTATAAGTCTTTAGGGGCGACGATCATTGAGGCGTTTGCAACAGGCAAATCGGCGGCGGATGCCTTCAAAACTGCGCTTTCTTCGCTTTTACAGAAATTAGCGTCAAGATCGTTGGACAAATTCCTTGATGCGATCTTTAAGTCTGATGTAACCGGCGTTCCTTCTTTGTTTGAAAACTTTGCGTCGGGTTTGCCAGTTATCGGGAATTTATTTGGCAAGCGAGCTGGCGGAGGGCCTGTCTCCTCTGGAGCTCCGTATCTTGTCGGAGAAAGAGGGCCGGAGTTATTCGTACCAAGCTCTGCTGGTCAAGTTGTACCCAATTACGCGATGGGCGGCGCTACCACGGTAAACAACTACAACATCCAAGCAATTGACGTTAAGTCTTTTGAGGATCGTATCTTGGGAAGCTCTAAAGCTGTCTGGGCGGCTAACGCGTACGCAAACAAATCACTTTCGGTTAGGGGCAGAACATGAGCTTCCAAACGATCTTAGACATTAGCCAAACCATAACAGTTAATAACCGTCGAATGGTAGGCCAGCAATACTCAAGATCAGGGCAAGTTAGAACAGCGCTCTACGTTACTTCCGTTCCCTGGGTTTTTACTGTTAGGCCGCATTCTTTTCTTTACTATCCCCAAGTTCGAGATGTCATCCAGACCATTGATAATCTTGATAGACAAACAGCGGCAAATATAACGTTTAGCTCAACAAATCTTCAATGGTTTACGGCTTATCAAGGTCAGCTAAGCGGCGCTCAGGCAGCAGCGCTAACGCTTGCTTCTGTTCCGGCGGCGAATGCGACGACGATTTCAGTTGGTAACCTCCCTACTATTGCAAGCTCTACGATTGTCTTTAAGGCCGGTGATTTTATTCAGATCGGAAACTATCCTTACAAAGTAACCGCTGAAGTTCTGCGAGGTTCGGGGTCGACGGTTAGCGTAACAATTCACAGGCCGATAATTGGAACACCATCAACGGGAACTCTTACGGCTGTCGGATCTGCTTGTACATTCAATGTCGTTGCCGAAGTTTGCCCAACCTACACGCTCAAACCCATGACCAACGGCGCTTTTGTCGATTGGGATAATGACTTCGTTTTTAGGGAGTTTGTACAGTGACAACTCCAATGACCGCGTTATCTTCCTCGACGATAACGCACAGTGAATTCGTAAGGCTAGTTACAAGCACGAACACTTATACGTTTTGTTCTGCTGCCGCATCCATCACGGTTTCGGGCATTACGTTTACAGGGTTAGGCAGCCTTCTTTCTGTTGGCGACGTTCAGAGAGACTTAAAGGCAACCTCTGATGACATGCTTATAACGTTGATCGGTATAGACCCAACAAACGTTGCTCTAGTTCTTGCAAATAATATTAAGGGCTCAACCGTTGAGATCTGGCGCGGCTTCTTTGACTCTAACTATCAAATCATCACAAGCCCAACCACTCAGTTTTTTAAGCGCTACCAGGGCATCGTTAACAGCGTAAGCCTGAATGAAACCTTTGATGAAAACAACCGATCACGAACGGTTGCCTGCTCAATTGCTTGCGCTTCTTTCCGTACGATCTTAGAGAATAAGATCTCAGGAATAAGAACGAATCAAAATACATGGCGAGCGCTTTACTCAACAGATGCAAGCATGGATCGGGTGGATGCAATTGCGGGGCAATACTTTGACTTTGGATCGCCTCCAAAGGGTGGCGGTTTGTCTGATCCTAATTCTGGAGATCAACCTAATGTTTATGAGCAAGATCTAACTGGTATATGAGATACGCGACAAAATACGACATGCCTCATTTGGTTGAGATGATGAAGGCATACGCAAACGAAGCAGGCATAGAAACACTAAAAAACAACCAGAACGAAAACCACGTTCGATCTTTGTTTTATGAGATGTTGAAGGGGCGCGGCTTTGTTTTGGTAGACGATCAGCTTCGAGGATTTATAGCTGCTTACATCACGAGAAACTTTTGGAACAGTAGCGTCAGAGAATTACACGAGGTTGCTTGGTGGGTAGACCCAGAGTATCGAAGTACATCAATTGGCGGAAAACTCTGGTTAAGGTTTAACAAGCTAGCTCAAGATTTGTTAGACCAAAAAAGAGTTCAGATTGTCTGTACAAGCCTTATGCCTACAAGCCCAGAGATTGATTACACACGATACAAATTCAAGCCATTGCAAGCAACATTTTTTAGAGAGTAGATCATGCCAGCCTCGATCATTGTCGCCGGATTAGTTGAAACAGGTGCATTTGCAGCGGGAAGCCTTGGCGCAATGGCGGCTACGGCTGCGATCAGGCTTGCAACCTCGGTTGTTGTTAGCAGGGCATTTGGAAATAAAAACTCAAACGCTATAGATCCTGGCTCTCGGCAGCAATTACCACCAGCGGCGAATCTTTCTATTCCGATAGTCTACGGCGATGCTTATCTTGGCGGGAATTTTGTTGATGCGGTTCTATCTACCGATCAAAAAACGATGTATTACGTTCTGGCAATTTCAAGCATTAGCGCGAACGGCCAGTTTTCTTTTGACACAACTGATTTTTGGTACGGCGATAGGCAGATTACTTTTGATACAACAGATCTGACGAAAGTCGTTTCGCTTACTGATGGCAGCGGAAACCCGCAAACGAACATCAACGGTTACATGTACATCAACTTGTACACGTCAACCAACGCGGGGGTTATCACGCCAATCAATGGATCTGCTCCAAGCGTTGTAATGGGCGGATCAGACATTAGCGCATCGTTACGCTGGCCTGCTTCTGGCCGGCAGATGAACGGATTGGCTTTTGCTATTGTCAAACTGATTTACAACCGAGATGCAGGAACGACGGGTTTGGAGCCCCTGACGTTCAAATGCTCGCAATACCTAAACGGAACGGGCGCGGCAAAGCCTGGGGATGTTTGGTATGACTACATGACAGACACGAGGTACGGCGCTGGCATGACGGGCTTGGTTGATTCTGCAAGCGCTGCTGCTCTCAATACCTATTCGGATGTTGTTCTTTCGTTCACAAACTCATCTGGCGGAACAAGTACGCAGCCCAGGTACAGGATCAACGGCGTTCTAGATACGGCTCGGCCAATCTTAGAAAACGTCGAGCAAATTATTGAGGCTTGCGACTCTTGGATGACCTACACGGCTGCTACCGGCCAATGGTCTGTTGTCGTTAACAAGGCTGAGACATCTTCGTTTTCTTTTAACGATACAAACCTTATTGGCGACATAAGAGTTAGTACAACAGACATCAATCAGCAGATCAATCAGATAGAAATTGAATTTCCAAGCAAAGACGCAAGGGATCAGCCTGATTTGGTTTATATGGCGCTTTCGTCTGGCTTGTATGCAAACGAGCCTCCGAATCGAGAAACCTACAAAATGGAGATGGTTAACGATTCGGTTCAGGTTAAGTATCTTGCAAACCGTAGGCTTTTGCAGTCACGCGAGGATCTGCTCGTTTCTATAACTGCTGCCTATCCAGCCATTCAGGTAGATGCTGGAGACGTTGTAGATATTACAAACGCAGACTACGGATGGACGAACAAGCTCTTTCGTGTTTTCAAGGTTAACGAAGCGACCACGCCAGATGGAGGTCTTGGCGCAACGCTTGATTTAGTTGAGTACGCTGCAAGCGTCTACGCAGACCCTCCGCCGGGAACCATTACGCAGTATTCAGAAGCTCCGCCATCTGGTATTCCTTCTTCGCAATACATTTCCGCTCCGGGAACGCCAGTTCTTTATAACGTTGCTCCTTATGCTCCTGCTCCATGCGCTGATCCTCCAGTTTTTAGCTTCTACTCGGATGCTCCCGCTACAGGCCGGGTTTCCCTCATGTCGCTGTACTACACAACGGTTGCAACGCCAACTAATAGCGATTGGAGCTTAATAAAAACATCTAGAACATTAGACGGAACTCCATTTAATCCGAATGTATCTGTGGTGTTTACAAACATCACGCTTCCTTCTGGAACGTACTATTTCCGAGCGATTGCTAGCAATGAAAGCGCTTCATCTGTTAGCGGAACCTCCTCGGCATATGTTTGGGATACAAGCGTAAGAACGGTAACGCTTACCTCTACCGCTGTTCAATTTATAACCTCATCTGCTGGCGTTATTTCCCCAGCTTCTATAACTTTCACGGCCGCAAGTTCGCTTAGCTCGCCAACGTGGGCATGGCGAGTAGATGGGGTTCTTCAGGCATCAACAACAAATACGTTTGTTCTTTCGGCGTTCGCTCCTAGTACAGCAAAAACAATATCGGTTACTGCCACGCAGGGTAGCTGTACTGCTTCAAATTCAATGATTATTTCAAGCATCAGCGACGGAGCCGTAGGCCCAACCGGTCCCGCCGGCGGTCCAACCGGCCCCACGGGTCCGATCGGTCCAACCGGTTCCGGAAGCGGCCCCACGGGTCCCACCGGTGCCACCGGCGCTGCTTCCACAGTCGCCGGCCCCACAGGTCCTACCGGTGCCACCGGCCCATCCGTTACGGGCCCAACAGGGGCAGCGTCTACCGTCCCCGGCCCCACAGGTCCTACCGGTGCTCAAGGAAATATTGGCGCTACAGGCGCAACCGGCGCTCAAGGCCCAACCGGTGCCACCGGTCCGGTTTCCACCACTCCCGGCCCCACGGGTCCCACCGGCCAACAAGGCATGGCCGGCCCTACTGGTCCCGCCTCAACAGTCGCTGGCCCTACCGGTCCGACGGGTGCCCAAGGCAATGTCGGCGCGACAGGGCCACAGGGAAATATCGGCCCTACCGGTCCGCATGGCGCTGCATCAACCGTCCCCGGCCCTACCGGTCCTACCGGTGCCGGTGGCCCTACCGGTCCGGCTTCTACAGTCCCCGGTCCCACGGGTCCAACCGGTGCCGCCTCCTCTATCGCCGGTCCAACGGGTCCCACTGGTGCCGCCTCTACGGTTCCCGGCCCCACGGGTCCGACCGGGGCCTCTGGCCTTTCGATCACCGGTCCCACCGGCCCACAGGGTAACGTTGGCCCCACGGGTCCCCAAGGCATACAAGGAAATGTCGGGCCCACGGGTCCCACAGGCATTCAGGGAAATGTTGGCCCTACCGGGGCGCAAGGTGCTCAGGGCCCCACAGGTCCTACCGGTGCCGCCTCGACCGTTCCCGGCCCTACCGGTCCGCAAGGCGCTACAGGCCCAACCGGAAGCAACGCAACCCCTGGCGGCGTAAACACAAGCATTCAATACAACAATTCCGGCGCTTTTGGCGGCTCGGCTGATTTCACTTGGAATGGATCGACGCTGTTTGCAAAAGGCGATGTCAAACTCCAGAAGAACATCCCTGAGATCTTGTTGAGGTCGTCCGGTGATGTAAAGCAATATTTCATAAGCGCAAACATCAGCGACACAGTTGATGGCGGCGTTGTCATAGGAGCTGGAGCTAGCGTCAATAGCGGAACCGCATACTTTACGGTTACTTCTGCTGGCAATGCTGTTTGCGCTGGCGTTTACTCGCAAACCGTAGGCGGAACGAACCGAGACGTTTATGTAGACAACACGGGGTTGATTGGTTACGTCAGCTCATTACGCGAAACGAAAACGCAAATCGCAGAGATGCCAGACTGTTCTTGGCTTTACGCTCTCAATCCGGTTACGTTTTTTTATAGAGCAAAAGATAAGGATGGCAACCTAACCGATGAAAAAGATGGAGAGCTTGCATATGGTTTGATTGCGGAAGATGTTGAGATCGTTAATCCCGATTTGTGTTATTACGATATTGTTGACGGGAAAAAAGAGCTTCGCGGCATCAACTATTCAAAACTTATTGTTCCGCTTCTCAAAGAGTTAAAACGTCTCAATGAGATTGTTGCTAAACTTATAGATAAGCCATAAAATAAAAAAAAGACAAGATAGCCACCCGTTTAGCTGAGAGTGCTTGGCGAACGTCAATTTACCGAGTGAGGGAACATGGCGATCTTCAACAAGAATACGCTGACACAGGTTAGCGGATTCGACAATCAAATTATTGCCGGTGAGCTGGTATACAACCAGAAAACTTACTGGAATCTAACGCTTAATAATTCCGACGGTACGCCGCGCAATCTGACGGGCGCTACTATCACAAGCCAAATTATCCGGCGACAGCTCTCAAACGTTCGTGACTCTCGATATGGGCTTACGTTTGACATAGCTGACTACACGCCGCCTCCGTCTCCTGTAAGCCTAACGATTACCAATCAGAATCTTTCCGGCGGATCGTTTACTTTAGTAATTGACGAATCGGCGTGGTCTGTTCTTTCGACCGATACGCAACTTGATATAAACGCTTCTAACCCTGTCGGGTTCTCTGGGAATATTACTGTCGCATTACCCGCAAGCGGTACGACTCCGGCGCAAGATCTCATCATCTTCTTGCTATTTTTGGTTCGCTCTGACGGAGTTACAAATTGAGTACGACAGTTACAGGCGCAAATCAGATTACGTTAACAATTGACCAAGGCGTAATCGGCCCCACCGGTCCCCAGGGGCCCGCCGGAGGCCCCACAGGCCCCACCGGTGCTACTGGGGCTCCAGGCTCTCCTGGCGGTCCGACCGGTCCTACCGGTGCCACGGGTTCCGCGTCTACCGTTCCTGGCCCGACAGGTCCCACCGGTGCCGCCGGAGCCTCGGTTACTGGCCCAACCGGTGCTCAGGGTAGCGCTGGCGCTACGGGTCCTACTGGTCCGGCGGGCAGCGGAACAAACATTTCCGTTAGTAATGCGGGGGTTCAGATCACATCCGGGCTTACGTCTCTGAATGTGACGGGCCCGGGCGCTACGGCTACGGCAGTTGGTGGTGATGTTACGGTTACTGTGTCTGGTGGCGGCTCGGCAGGCCCTACCGGTCCAACCGGTGCCACCGGTCCCACGGGCGCTTCTATTACAGGCCCAACGGGAGCCGCTTCCACGGTTCCCGGCCCTACAGGTCCCCAAGGCAGCGCTGGGGTGGCTGGCCCAACGGGTCCCACCGGCGATGCTTCCACGGTTCCAGGCCCTACGGGAAGTACAGGCCCTACCGGGGCTTCTGTTACCGGCCCCACCGGTGCTACCGGTCCAACCGGTCCAGCGGGAGGCGGCGGTTCTGAGATTACCGTAAAAGACGAAGGAACGACGCTTACAACGAACGTAACGTCTTTTGACTTTACCGGAGCTGGCGTAACCGCTACGGCTGTTGGCGATGCTGTAACTGTGAATGTTTCCGCTGGCGCTGGGCCGACGGGACCCACCGGGCCGGCCTCTACGGTTCCAGGCCCGACTGGTGCTACTGGTGCCACTGGCGCTACCGGTCCAGCCGGCGATCCTTCTACGGTTCCCGGCCCTACTGGTCCGCAGGGCAATCAAGGAATTGATGGTCCGACGGGCCCTACCGGTGCCGCTTCTACCGTTCCTGGCCCGACCGGTGCCACCGGCCCCGTCTCGACAACTCCTGGGCCTACCGGTCCCACCGGCCCTGCCTCAGCTATCGGAACCGGCTTCCAAAGCTACAGTTATACCGGCGATGGAACAACAACAACGTTTGCTGCAACCGGCGGAATTACCGCTCTCTCAGTTATTGTTTTGGAAAACGGCGTAACGCAAGTTCCAACATCTGATTACACGGTTTCGGCTGGTAATGTGGTTTTTGGTGTTGCTCCAGCTTCGGGCGTGGGAATTAACATCAGGGTTCTTGACGGGTATCAGGGCCCAACCGGTGCCACCGGCCCATCTGGAACCGGCCCGACGGGTCCTACCGGTGCCCAAGGCGCTGCAAGTACGGTTCCCGGCCCCACAGGTCCCACGGGGGTTGCTGGGGCTAACGGCCCGACCGGTCCCACGGGCGACGCTGGCGCTTCGGTTACGGGTCCCACGGGTCCGACGGGTGCCACCGGCCCTGCTGGTAGCGGATCTATTCCTGTAAGCGACGACGGAACGCAAATAACCGCTTCTGTAACATCCTTTAACTTCACAGGCGCAGGCGTAACAGCAACGGCTGCAACTGGAGCGGTAACAGTAAACATTCCCGGCGGTGGCGGCGGAGCCTCTGGCGGCATCATGACAGCAATGATTTGGGGGTAATATGGCAGCGCCAAATTTAGTATCACCGACAACAATCACGGGAAAGACAACCACGACGCTTGTTACAACGGCGGCAACGGCTACGTCTATTCTGAGCAACGCAGCATCTTCGGGCAAGGTTCTAAAGATCAATGCGCTTTACGTTGCTAACGTTGACGGAACATTAGGTTTAGAAGTAACCGTTAATTACTACCCACAGGCGGGGCTTGTAGGTACAGCGGTTCCAATTATTTCTACCGCCACGGTTCCTGCTGATGCAACGTTGGTTGTAATCGACAAAGAAGCCTATGTGTATTTGGAAGAAGACCGGAGCATTGGCATTACGGTTGGCGCTTCTGGGTTTGCAAGCGGAGAAATACAGGTTGTTTGCTCTTACGAGGAGATTTCCTGATGCCTATCGGTAACGGCGGAATTATCGGGCCAGCTAACGTACCGACGATCACAACCGCTTCTGGCGTTTGGTCTTTACGAGAGCAGCAGCAAGCGCAGGGTAGGGGAGCGTGGCCGTTAGCATTAACCACAGATCCTTATTTCGAATACACCACGTTACTGCTTCCTGGCAACGGTACGGATGGTGCGAATAACAATACGTTCTTAGACGGTTCTACCAATAACTTCACCATCACCCGCAACGGCAATACGACACAGGGCACGTTTAGCCCGTTCTCACAGACTGGGTGGGGCGGCGCTTTCAATACAAGCACAACTTATTTGACAGTTACAGATACTGCAAACCTTCGTTTCGGTTCGTCAAACTTTACGATAGAAGCATGGGTCTATAGAAACGCAAGCGGAGCAACCCAGACCATAGCAAGCAAAGGTGCGTCAACACCTACAGGATGGGTGTTTCAAATAAGTTCTGCTGACAAACTTGTTTTTACGGACACCAGTACAAGCATTACTGGAGCCACTTCTATTGCCGCTAATACATGGACTTACGTTGCTGTTGTTCGCGCTGGAACTAGTGCAAATCAAACAACGTTGTATGTCAACGGAACTTCTGACGGTACTGGCACATCTGCAACAAACTTCAATCAAACATCTAATATGTTAATTGGAGCAGACAGAAGCACAACAAACTTTGCCAATGGCTATATATCAAACTTGCGTCTTAGCAACACAAACAGGACTATTTCAAGTACGCCAACGACGGCATTGACCGCCGACGCTAATACGATTTTCTTATCGCTGAACTTGAATCGTTTTCAGTACACAGATAGTACGGCAGCATACACAAACATATCTGTTACAGGTACTCCATCCGTAGTCGCCTTCTCCCCATTCAACCCAACGCTACCGTGGATAGCATCTATCAACGGAGGTAGCGGGTATTTTGATGGGAATGGGGATTCTTTAGGCGCTCCAAGTAATGTTGCTTTAGCAGTTGGGACGTCTGATTTTTCTCTTGATTGCTGGATATACACAAATACCTCATCAAGTACACCATTCTTCATTTTTGATACTCGAAACGCAGACGATGATCAAAGCGGGTTTGTTATTTATAGAAGAGCAACAGGGAAATTGACATTTGCTTATTCGGTTGGAGTTACTTTTACCGCTTATGAAGGAGCAACAACGCTAAACGGGAACACTTGGTATCACGTTGCAGTCACTCGCGTATCAAATGAATTAAGACTTTTTGTAAATGGGGTTCTGGATCGTTCGCCGCCAACGGTATCTACGAACTTTTCCCGTCAAACAAATATATTAGTAGGCGCGGCGTGGAGCTCCGCGACTTCTAACGGATATATCTCAAATTTACGATTGACCAAAGGTGGCATACCTACACTGTTCTCAACATCTAGCACAACGTCTGGTACTGCGATATTTACACCACCATCAACACCTACAACAAGTTCAGATTCATTAACAGCAGGATCATTATCCCTATTACTCAACTTCACCAACGCCGGTATCTACGATGCTACCAGTAAGAATGACTTGGAGACGCTAGACAACACGGTTAACGGTGTACGGATTAGCACAGCGCAATCACAGTTCGGCGGTAGTAGTATTTATTTTGACGGAACAGGGACTGACTATCTTTGGATACAAGCAGATCAGCCTATTCAAAGATTTGGCACTGCTCCTTTCACTATAGAGCTATGGATAAGGCTTGCTGCAACAGGATCGGCTAGAGGCTTGGTTGCAAAAGGAACATCGACAACAGGCTGGCTAGTTTCGTTAAATACAAGCAATCAGGTAGTGTTTACTTACGGAACTAGCACGATTACTTCTACGGGAACGATTTCCGCAAATAATTGGACGTATATTGCTGTGGTTCGAGAAGGAACCGGAGCAAATCAGACTAAGATTTACATTGGCGGCGTAAATGATGGTACGGGTACTGTAAGTACAGACTTTACGCAAACATCGTCTATGTACATTGGAGCTGATAGAACTGGAGGCAGTTTGTTCAGCGGTTACATGCAAGACGTTCGCATCACAAACGGCTACGCAAGAACTGTTACGACCATTCCAACTACAGCATTCCCTGTTATATAGGACTAGACCATGCAACACTGGACAAAGAACGGGTCTATTCCAACAACATTGCCTGACAGTACAGCGGGATGGCAACATGCTCCAGAGCCTCCTACAGATATACCGGAAGGAAAGAACCTTGTATGGCTAAACTGGGAGTGGATCATCAGAGACCCTAAGCCAGAAGATCGCCCAGGTTATCAGTGGAATTGGAACCATGCAGACAGGGCTTGGGTAGAGAGCGCATGGCCACAAGCCGTAATAGAGGAAAATTTGGTTATTGAGCAAATCCTAGCAACAGATCAAATCGCAAGCGTAACAACCGATCAAATAGGAACGCTAGCATGACAACCAAGATTACCGGCGCAAACGTCAACACGCTATCACTAGGTGTTGTAAGCGGTGTTATCCAAACAACTCTGGCGGCTGCGCTTGAGAAGGTAACAATTAGCGCAACGGCTGCAACAGGTACGATCAATTACGATCTATCAACGCAGTCAATCCTGTACTACACCAGTAACGCGTCTGCCAATTGGACGGTAAACATTCGAGGTAATTCAGGAACAACGCTGAATTCCATGATGGCAACCGGCCAGAGCGTAACCATGACGTTTTTAGTAACCCAAGGCGCAACGGCTTACTATAACTCAGCGGTAACTATTGACGGAGCCTCTGTAACGCCTAAATGGTTAGGCGGATCTGCGCCAAGCGCTGGCAATATCAACGGAGTAGATGTTTACACTTATACCGTAATTAAAACGGGCAGCGCGGCATACACTGTTTTTGCTAGCCAATCTCGGTACGCATAATGCCGATTCTCTCTTCTTACGGATGTCTTAAGCCTCTTAGCAATCAACAGGCTCAACCTTATTACGCTACTTTCTTAAACGGCGAATATTGTATTTTTAATACTACGGATCTTAGCCCTGGCAGTAATGATTTCTCGGTTGAGTTTTTTCTCAATCAATCCGTAAGCCCTCCTTCTGCCTCTCAAGACTGTATTTTTGACGCCGGGTATCAGGCAAACTCAGCCGGATTACAGGTAACAATTAACAACACAAGAAATATTATTGCTCGATTTGGAAATGCCAGCGGCGCGGTAACGCTTACATCTTCGTCTACTGTTAACACGGGAACTTGGTATTACATCGCTGTCTCTAGGGTTAGCGGAACGACAAGAATGTTTATCAACTCAACACAAGTTGCAAGCGACGCATCCGTTACATGGTCTCTTTCATTTCCTAATAACAAATTTGGAGCGGGTATCAACACGCTAACTACCAACTATCTTTTTGGCCTTATGGCTTCCTTTAGGCTTAATGTAGGGTCAGGGTTTACATCTACAACCGTTCCTACAGGATTGTTGCCAGTTACAGCGCAGACAAAACTTTTAACATTTCAAAAAAGTACGGTTCTCAACGAAGTAAACGGAACGACAGCCACGACAAACACGGGTGTTTACATGTCTCCAGGCGGGCCGTTTTAATAATAGGATAAAACATGCCTTATTCAAGCTCTAATGGCAAACAATACACAATAGAATTAATAAAGCGCATTAACCCGCAAAAAGTTTTAGATATAGGCGCTGGCAGCGGAACATATGCTCGCGTTAAGAGCGGGGGCCATTGGACAGCTATAGAGATTTGGCAGCCAAATATTGAGCGGTTTAACCTTAAAAGCCTTTATGACGAAGTAATCTGCGGCGATGCTAGAGACATAGATTTCGGTGTTTATGATCTGGTAATACTTGGAGATGTTCTTGAGCATATGTCTAAAGACGAAGCAAAAGCGCTTCTCGACAAATGCAAGAAATCCAAATACGTCATTGTTAGCATTCCGCTCGGCCATTACCCTCAAGACGAATACGAGGGTAATCCTTACGAAAAGCATGTCACTGACAACTGGTCACAGGCTGAATTTATAGAGACGTTTGGCAAGCCTTGGCAAGAGCATCAAGAAGGCGAAATCGGTGTTTTTGTATATCGCAACTTAAAAATTTGCATCTACGCAATCTCAAAAAACGAAGAGCAATTTGTTAAGCGATGGTCAGATTCGTGTAAGGATGCAGATCTTGTTTTGTTAGCCGATACCGGATCAACAGATAGAACTGCAAGCCTTGCTAGAGAATGTGGCGTTACGGTTTATGACATATCAGTCAAGCCGTGGCGATTTGATATAGCGCGAGATACGGCGCTTTGCCTTATTCCTAGCGATTACGATGTTTGCATATCGTTAGACATAGACGAGGTTATGGAGCCCGGCTGGCGGGAGGAAATCGAGCGGGTATGGGAGCCTGAAACAACTAGGCTGCGCTACAAGTTTGATTGGGGGCATAACATTCTTTTCTATTATGAAAAGATTCATCACAGAATTGGATACCACTGGCATCACCCGATTCACGAATACCCAAGGCCGGATTTGAGAACAAAAGAGGTTTACGCGCATACTGACAGGCTTTTAGTTTCTCATCATCCAGATCCGACTAAAAGCCGTGGGCAGTATCTTGACCTGCTTAGGATGGCAGTAAAAGAAGATCCGCATTGCCCAAGGAACGCTTTTTACTTTGCGCGTGAGCTTACTTTCTATAATCTTTGGGATGAGGCCATCCAAGCCTTGCATACTTACCTAGACAATCCAAAAGCAGATTGGCCTAACGAGCGTTGCTATGCAATGCGTTTGCTAGGTAAATCTCATGACGCAAGAGGCGAGCATTGGGAGGCGCTCAAGTGGTACCGAATGGCCGTAGCCGAGGCTCCTGGAACGCGTGAACCTTGGGTAGACGCGGCCATGTCTTTTTACTCAAAGCATATGTGGAAAGAATGTTTTCACGCGGCTACAATGGCTTTAGAGATCAAAGACAAGCAGTTGGTTTATACCTGCGATCCTGAAGTATGGGGATCTAAGCCTTATGATCTGGCAGCAATCTCTGCCCACAATCTTGGGCTCAAAGACGAAGCGATACGATACGGGCAGGCGGCGGTAGATTTATCGCCGGATGATGAACGACTCGCTAGGAATCTTGAATATTATGGAATCGCAAACGCTGCTTAATATCGCTTTCGGCGCTGTTTCAGCTCTTTTTGGCTGGATCTTTCGGATCATTTGGGAAGCCGTGAAAGAGATGCAGCGTGATCTCAGAGACCTGGAAAAAGATTTACCGCATAGTTATGCGTTGAAAAAAGACTATGAGGCAGACATACATGAAATCAAAGTCATGCTTGGCAAGATCTTCGACAAGTTAGATTCTAAGCAAGACAAATGAGTTTTGAAACAGCATACGACAAGATGATGGTCGATGAAGGCGGCTATATCCTTCACACGATCCCCGGCGATACCGGCGGAACAACTTACGCAGGCATTGCAAGAAACAAGAATCCGCAATGGGCTGGATGGGCGTTTATAGACGCAAAAGAAACGCCGCCTACAGAGCTAGTCAGAGACTTTTACCGAACGAACTATTGGAATCCCATACGCGGCGATGAGCTTAATCCTGCTATTGCTCAATCCATCTTTAACTTTGGTGTTAATGCTGGCGTATCGGTCGCAGTCAAGCTCGCTCAGATTGTTGCTAAAACAGCTCCTGATGGCGTTATAGGCCCAAAGACCATATTAGCTCTCAACGGCATGTCAGAAGAGCTTTTCATTGCTCATTACGCGCTGGCAAAGATTGCTCGATACCGAGACATTGTTCAGCGAGATAGAAGCCAGATTAAGTTTCTGCTTGGTTGGCTAAATCGAGCGCTAAGGCTATGAACCCGCTAGGCATAGGCGCAATCATTGACTCTGTGGGAAAAGTCGCTAGCGACCTTATAACCACTGACAAAGAGCGTATAGAGCTGGAGTTAGAGGGTAAGCGTATAGATCAAGCAACCGATCTAGCGCAGATGGAGGTCAATAAGACCGAGGCGCAAAACCAAAACTTATTTGTTGCCGGTTGGAGGCCAGCGATAGGATGGGTTGGGGCAGCAGCTATGGCCTACCAGTTTCTTGCGTACCCGCTACTAGTTTGGTCTTGGACGTGGATGCAAGCAGAGCAAATCGTTCCGCAAGAAGTAAAGCCTCCGCCCATGTTAGACACCGAGGCTTTGTGGGTTATTCTTTCCGGGATGTTGGGGATTGCTGGAATGCGGAGTTTTGAAAAGACGCGTGGTGTAGCTCGGTAAGTTTACGTTTGACCATATCGCCTACCGAGTCACCGTGATGTTTTGCTATTAACTCAATCAGAGGAAGCCGCCGAGTTTTAGGCTTCGATAAAAGCCAGTGAGCCCAATCCTCGACGACAAGCGGCATAGCCTTCTCATAAGCTGCCGAAATTTCCTGTCGATCACTGCTCTTCACTTCCTTGATGATTGAGAGCCAGTTCTCCGAGGCTCCACGCTCGAAATGCTTTATGTTTTTCGATGGTGTCTTCGCATTCTGTTGATGGCGGCTTCCAGCCGTACTGTCGCCAGATCTCTTCGACGGGCTTAAAGGTTCTTGGCGTTCTTTGCTCTGCAATCAAATCTCTCCAGCTCATCCTAATTTCCTTTGCATTGTGTCAACTTCCGTTAAAAAAGTCATTACGTCTGCTTCTAAATCGGCAATGTCTTTGGGATCTGGCTCGAACCTAACCACAAACATCTGTAAATGCTCAGGCAAGCGTGGGTCAAACGATACAAAATCAACCCACTTTCTACCTGTACATGCGAGCTGAGCAAGCATCTGATTCTTATGTTCGGAAGGAACGGTTCCCTTCATCATCCAATTTAGATGCGTAGACGTTTTCGGGCATTTAATTTCGAGTAACCCGTCCGTCCAAACAAGACCATCAGGCGACGCTGCAAACGATGCAATCGTAGGATGGTCAACAATAGCAACCTGCTCAACCCAGATGCTTGTTCTGATTTCATACGCAGCCCTTGCTAGCGGTTCGTTTGCCGTTCCCCATTCCATATAAGCGTTCGTAAAAGACTCGATTGGCGAGCCTGTAAGACGCTCTGTAATGATGTCAGCTATATAGTTCGCTCTCGTTGCGGTTCCGGCTTTAGCACGAGCATCCGATACTCTAGATGCCGTAACTTTACCAAGACGGGCGAGTTTCCATTCCTCGGTTCCTTGCTCCATTAGAACGGAACCTCAGCATCGTTATCAACCTCGGCTTTTGGTCTGCCGCTTAGCATTTGCATTTGGTCAGCAACGATCTCGGTTGTGTACTTATCGTGACCATTTTTGTCTGTCCATTTTCGGGTTTCTATCCTGCCCTCGACGTAAACCTGAGACCCTTTCTTTACATACTTATCGACAATCTCAGCCAGCTTTCCCCAAAAGACAATGCGATGCCATTCTGTCTTTTCCTGGCGTGTACCGTCTTGTTGCTTCCAGGAATGTTTCGTTGCTAACACCAGAGTACAAACCGCAACCCCTGCATCCGTGTATTTGGTCTCTGGATCTTTACCGGCATTACCAATCACTATCGCTTTATTTACTGAACCCATAACTTTCCTCTTTCAAATAAAAACCCGATTGTTTTGCGGTGGGCTTCTTCCCACATTGCTTCTTTCTCTTGTTTGTTCATCCGATGCCCTTGGTCTATAGCCATATGACAGCGATAACACAGGGCGGCAATCCTGTAATCGTGAGCCTTTATCCCTTTACCCTTTCCGTCGCGTAGCTGGTTGGAATGCGCGGCCACGACGGTTCCATCTTCCGCGCCGCACAAAACACACTCAAACTCACGAACGGTTTCCAGTAGTTTCTGATTCCTATACAAGTTTCATCTCCGCTCTGTTAGACGCTTCCTGAGACCTCCAGACCTCGATGTGAGCCTGGGCTGAGATCATCTTCCATCTAAGAGCTTCTTCTTGCTCTACAGCCTTTTTAAGCTCTTTTAGAAGCTCTTGGTAATCCTCATGAGCGTAAGCATCACGTTCTTGAGCTGCAACTGATCCTTCCATGTCTTGCATAAGCAGGGCTTTTTTTACCTTACGAAATTCTTCAAGATAAACCCGCTCTGCTTTTGCTTTTGCGATCAGCTCAGAATGC